TAACAAGACAGCGGCGAATACTGATCTGAAACGATACAAACCATTTGGTAAAGCATTGTTGGCATCTCAAGCCCTAATTTACGACAGCACACCAGCCGTTAGAGAGGCGGCGTTGGCTGTGGCTATCGAGATTTTCCAACAGCGCACAGCACCAGGTGGCAGTATTCAGGCAGTGGATTTCACTCCAGGGCCACATCGTTTGGGTCAGGCACTCGTCACTAGGGTTAGGGGCTTACTAGCCCCATACATGGACATGGGCGGTTTCGTAGGATGAGTCTTACCGAAACTCGCACAGACCTTGCAGATGCGCTTAAAGACCCGTCATACAGCGTTTATGCGTACCCTAACGAGTCAATGTTTGCTCCATGTATTGTGCTGGTGCCTGGTTCGCCTTATGTGCTCTGGCAGACCCCAACAAGGTTCGCAGCTCGATACACCCTAACTCTTATGGTGGTCAATAATGACAACCAAGCCGCCTTAGTCAATCTTGAGAAAATGATTGAGACAGTTGCAGCCCTTATCCCGGACTATGTGACTGTTGGCGATTTCTCACAACCTACCTCAAATGAAATCGGATCAACCGAATACCTAACAACCGATATCGAACTCGATATCACAATCAACTAGGAGGGTGCTCCAATGGCACTTAAATATGTAACAGGTCGGGACCTTAGTCTGACCATTAACTCTGTGACTTACACCAGTGTTGCCAGCGGTGTCACCCTGACCATCGACAGCAATCAGCAGGTGTTGGAAACAATCGCAGGTCGGGTCTACAAGACCATTGACCAGACAGCAACACTCCAGGTGGAACTATTCCAGGATTGGGGCTCAACAACCCCGGCATCGGTCTGTGAAGCATTATGGGATGCAACCAAGACCGCACCAGACACAACCATTGCATTTAGTTTCAGTGCCAATGGTGAAGCATTTACAGGCAACCTTTACCCCAACTACCCAGTAGTAGGCGGAAACGCTACCGATGCACTAACCGCATCAGTGTCGTTTGTGGTTGCTGGTGGAACCGTTACACATGCCTAATTAGCAGAAAGCAGGAACAGTGAAAGTCAAATACATAAACAATAAAACTGAATACACAGCTGATTTAGACCAGGCTTGGGTATGGGTGAGGCTCGAGGATGACCTCGGGCTCACCGTCACCGAGGCTCAAGACAAGATGGGCAAAGGTAGTACGAAAATCATTACCTATGCCATTTGGTTGGCAAGCGAGTCAGAAACACCATACAAGGATTGGGTCAAGAAACTCGAGACTTTTGAGGTGGCTGATGATGACCCAAAAGACACCCAGTCGGAAGCCTAAAAAGAGATCTAGTACAACTGGCAGTCCACACAGGGATACCTAAAGGGGACTTACTCACTTGGTCGATGGCTGACATAGCAACGGCATGGGAGGTGCTTACAAATGGGCGAGAAAATTAAAATCGATATCCAGATGGATGCCGCCGATAAAAAGATGCTGTTTGCAGCGTTTAAGACCATGCCCAAAGAAGCAACCGAGCAACTGCGTAAAGAGACTCAGCAACTTGTTGGCACACTAGCTGAGGAAATGAAACGCAAGGCGGCCACAGCACCCAATCCTCAGCAGGCAATGTTGTTGGCTCGCTCGATAAAGGCTAATAAAGACCGAGTGCCAAGTATCACTGTCGGTGGTGGTCGCAAGGTGCCAGTGAAGCGAGCAAAGACTCCTGGTAGTCCACAGCCCTTACAGTCCGATTTCTTGTTTGGCGCAGAGTTTGGTGTGCGAGATGGTGGTCCAGGCACATTTGCTCAAGGTGGGCGAAAGTTTGCTCATTACTCTGGGCGCATGGGTAAAGGCTCAAGGGGTTACTTTATCTTTCCAACGCTACGCAAAAATCAGGAACGCATCCGCCGGGAGTATCTGGGAACTGTGTACAAACTACTTAAAAGGAAATGGGGTCCAGACCGCTAATGGCTAACATCAGAACTCTTAAACTTAACCTGCTAGCAGATACCACCGATTTTGCATCAGGTATTAAAAAGGCATCAGGTCAAACTGACTCTTTCAGTGGCAAATTAAAGTCCTCGATGAAATCGGTTGCCAAGAGTGCGGCTTTGGCTGGTGTTGCAGCGGCTGGTATGGCTGTGGCGTTTGGTGTCGATGCTGTTAAGGCGGCGTTGGCTGACCAACAGTCTCAAACAAAATTGGCTAAGGCTTTACAGAACACCACTAAAGCAACCAAAGAGCAGATTGCCTCCGTTGAGAACTCAATCAGTAAAATGCAGTTTCAGTTTGGGATTGCTGATGATAAATTGCGCCCAGCGTTTCAGCGTTTAGCACAGGCAACTGGTGATCTAACCAAGTCTCAAGACCTAATGCAGGTTGTACTAGACACATCAGTAGGCACAGGCAAGTCTGCCGAGGCTGTGGCAATCGCATTGGGCAAGGCGTATAACGGTAACATCACAGCTCTTAAACGGTTAGGTATTCCGCTAAGTGAAAACATTATTGACACCAAAGATTTCAATGGTGCTGTCAAGGTATTGAGTGGCACTTTCAGTGGTCAAGCGCAGGCCTCTGCTGATACTTTCGCAGGCAAAATGCGTATCTTGTCCGAGCGTTGGAACGAGTTTAAAGAGGGTGTGGGCTACAAACTCATTGGACCTTTAACCAAGGTCATGGATTACATGCAAGATACCGTCATTCCAGTACTTGAGCAGGTCGGTGATGGGTTTGCTGGCCGAGACCCCAATAAAGGTGTATCCAATAAAGTTAAGGCTCTTGGTCGGGCTCTTGGCGCACCAGTGGGTGACACTCCAGGCTATACATTAGGCGTTGCATTGCGAGATGTTGCCAATTCATTGCAGATACTATTTGATACTATTGTTGCTGGTGGAAAAGCAAACATGGATGGTGCCGAGTCAAACATAACTAAATTGGCTGATGCGATGACTGCCCTTGCTGATGGTATTAACGCCGTTGCCGATGCATTTGAGTTTCTTAACAAACACATACCATCTGGTGCGGTGTGGCAAAAGTTACTAAAATTAAACCCTGTTTCTGGTTCAGGCATGTTTGCTTATGGACAACTGCAAAGACTTAGACAACAAGTATTTGGCACAAGGGCTCTTGGTGGACCTGTAACTGGTGGCGGTTCATACCTAGTGGGCGAGCATGGACCAGAAATCTTTACCCCAATGGGCGGTGGCACAATCACACCAAACAGCCGCATAAACGGTGGCGGTCATACCTTTATTCTGAACGGAATTGTTGATGCTGAGTCTGCTCGCCGTACCATCGAGCGAGTATTGCAACAGTCCAGCATCCGAACAGGTGCAGTAAACATTAATGGATCATTAATCTAATGACAGCATTTCTTACCATTGGTGGCAATGAACTTGATGACAAAGTAGAAATTGGGTCTATCAGCTGTACGCATGGGCGCACAGACATTACTAGTCAGCCATACCCCAGCACCTTTAAGTGTCGTTTCCAACTCAATGAAGGAGTGACATTGCCTTATGAAATCGCTTTGGGTTCTCAGATTGTTTGGTGTGTTTACGACTCATCTATTGGTACTGGTAAACGCCAAGTATTCTTTGGCACTGTTTCAGATTTGACCGTTAGCCTGCAATGGCTCAACGGTACAGGGATTTTCGTTTATGAGGTTACTGGTGTTGACAGACTTGCCACATTGGGAAACAAAACTTACTCGAGCGCATTAGCCAAGGATTATGACGGCAACCGTATCAACACCATTTTGAGCCATTACGGTTATGACACAACCGCTATCGAAACCCCGGGAGCGTATGAAATCGCTGTGCGCTCAGCTGTGCCAGGGGCTAACGCTCTGACCATTTGCCAAGAGACTGCTAATTCAGCAATGGGTGTTTTATTCTGCCAACCAAACTCCAGTGGCCGTATCAAGTATCAATCCTATTTAAGTCGCAAAAGCAATACCGAAATAACGCTAACAACCAGCGACATTATGGCCTCGGATTTTGTGCTATCCACATCGACTAACACTGTTGCCAACCAGGTGTCATTGACCTATGGCACAGGATCTAGTGGAACTGTTTACAATGACACAGCAAGCCAGGCTATTTATGGCATCCGCTCTGGAATCAGAGAGACCACTTTGCACAATGTGGCAGATGCGAACACTATTGCCCAGAACATTTTGGCGGCTCGAGCCAATCCATCATTTAACTTGTCATCGATAACTGTGAACACAGCAACCATCAACGATGCGTTGCGAACAAGCATGGCACTTGTAGAGGTTGGCACAAGGATTTCCATCACAGGATTACCGACCCCCGAACTTGAGTCATTTAAGGGCTATGTGGAGGGTTACACCTGGACAACAGCCCGAGGCCAAGACATTATCCAAATGAACTTAAGCAACGCTGCCGAACTTTACCCATTTGTCTTGTGGTCTGACTTAAACTTGACTGACACTTGGAATACTTACGCAACCTCAACAACCACATGGAGTGATATCACCTAATGGCAACTACTAGCAACAATGGCTGGACAATCCCAGCAGACACAGATTTAGTCCGCAATGGCGCATCAGCCATGCGAACCCTAGGCAATGGCATCGACACCACTATCGGGGCTTGGACAAGTTACACCCCAACCCTTGGCACTGATGGTGGCACAACCAACTGGGCTCAAAACAATGGCAACATTGTTGGCAGGTACCAAAAAGTCGCAAACATTATTCATTTTGAGTTTAAGTTTGCTATCGGCTCGACCACAACCAAGGGCAATGGTGGTCTCACTTTCAGCCTACCTTTATCAGCTGAATCGACAGTAGATCCAAACTTTTACACAGGCGTTTTCTACGACTCATCCGCAACCGATTTTTACCCCTGTTTAGCAAGGGTCTCTGGCTCTTTCGTCAAACCGTTTATCATCGGTGGAACAACGCTAAGCCAAATAACATCCACAGTCCCAGTAACAGTAGCCACTAACGATTACATCGTTGTAAATGGCTCCTACGCC